GCTTACTGATCTGGATCATATCAATGTTTATTTTTCAAAAGATGCAGCAACACAGTTGATAAAACTACCGCGAACAATCCCTGCATTATCCCCAAACGGTGGCGGCACTCAAACAGGTATTGCGGTTGATGTGCCTGTTGCCGTTGGTGAGAAAGTTACAGCTAGATTTGCATTATCGGCGGTTTCAGCTTCTGGGCTTGAGTCAGTCCTAACCCCAGAAGTTACATTGCTCATTGATAGACCTCTACCTGACCCAAACGCACCGACCGGCTTCACAGTGAAATGATTATTCTGTGTAGTCGGTGCCATGTAATAAGCATTATAAGAGGTAACTAAATGGCTAACTATTTAAAAATTCGTTTGGGGCTAGACGGCAACTCCGCATTGTATGGAGCATTAACAGATCAGCAAGTAGCAGATTCATTGAATACGCAAAAGTCTGTTGTGAGGAAATCAATTAGTGGTTCGGAGTTGTTTAGCTACACAGATGCAGCGGAGTATGGTGCATTGTCAGATTTGAAAAAGCAACAATGGTTAGGTCTTTGTGGGATTGATTCCATTACAAGTGCCGCAGTCCCATTGATCAAATCATTGTTTCCTTCCAACTCAGTAACATGGGGCGCTATTGTAAAAACTGAAACAGTGACGCGAGCGCAAGAATTAGGGCTCAGTGTTATTTCTGCGGAAGATATAAGAATAGCGAGGGCACAATAATGGCAAAATCATATACAGCAATCACAGCGCCAGCGGTAACTGCTCTCGCTAGTTTAGCGAGCGGTGCTTATTGGGTCAGTCCTGATGTTAATAACAATACTGAACTGGCTCATGAGATAGAAATGCTACTGAGTATTTTAACCACCACAACACTAGGTGCTAATGGCAGCATTGATGTTTATATTGCTGGGTCAGTGGATGGCGGCACCGTTTACGCAGGTGGTGTAACTACCGAGAGTGATGCCACATATACGCCTACAGGTGATGATGTTTCAGAATGGTATTATCTTGGTGGTATGACATATACAGCAGAAACAACGGCTCGCACATTACAGAAACGGTTTTCACTATCTGATATCCCTAAGAATTTCAAGTATGTGATTTACAACAACACTGGTGCCGCACTCGGCGCTACAGTGTCGCTGAAACATAATGCAATCAAGATGGGCTAAAGGCCATGGCTTTAATCCCAATCAAAATAAGATGGGATAGTGCCCCTGAGCAATTTGTTCGGGTGGATATGTCTCATCCACTAACAGATAAGCTTATTGGGTTTTGGCTGCTTGGCAATAATCCTAACCCTGACTACATACGGAACTCATTAGATGGCAAAGTAACGGGACGGTATGACACCACTTTTGGTAATCCATCTAATGTAATTACGCCTCAAGGCAGGGCTATACAGGGGAATTCCCTAAGAGGTTTTGATGTAAGAAACGCCGATTATGATTTTTCAGCCGAGGGGTTTACATACGCAGCAAGTACAGATTTATCGACGATAAGTGATCAGGCAGTTTTTATGATTAATTCCGTAAGCACGCTGTCGATGTGGGCTGATAATAATCTGTCACAGTTAAGAATTGCTGCACAGCCCTCTATATCATATGGCACAGATGGTGAGCTTGGCGGGCATCATGTTCATGCTGTTACATGGGATTATGTAGGTGCGACCAAAAATCATTATATTGGTGGGATAAATACAGCAAATGGATCAACTACCACACCATCGGGAACGTCGGCAACAATAACTTTATTTGGCGCTCATACATCAAAACACTTCTACGATAAGTCGCATTGGGTTGCGTTTTGGGATAAGCCATTAACAAAAGCAGAAGCCGAGTGGCTTACTGCTGATAAAAATAACATTTATGAAATACTCGAACCACGCACGATTTATGTTCCTGTTGGGGCTGGTGGTGGCGTAACAGTTTCAATCACAGGCGTTTCATCCACGTCAGCCGTTGGCACATTGTCGGCTATTGGTGCGGCCACTGCGTCAGTGACGGGCATTTCTTCAACAGGTGGCGTGGGCAATCTTTCGGTGGTTGGTGCGGCGAATGTGGCGATTACAGGTGTGGCTGCCACGGGCGGCGTTGGCACGTTGTCGGTTGCAGCGGGGGCACTGGTATCGCTTACCGGTGTGAATGCAACCGGGCAGGCTGGAGATGTTACGGTGGCGTTGGCCGGGGGTGTCACGGTATCAATAACGGGCGTCGAGGCCACGGGCGGCATCGGTGCATTGTCTGCCATTGGTGGTGCGGTTGCAGCGCCTTCGGGTGTTTCTGCAACTGGGCAGGTGGGCACGCTCACGGCGGTGGTTGCACAAACGGTCACACTTACAGGGGTGAATGCCGCCGGTGAGGTGGGCGCCATGACTATCGATGCCGGTGCGGTGGTGTCGATCACGGGCGTGGTATCAACCGCCGCGGCGGGTACGATCACAGTGCCAACTCCCAGCGGCATTGTTTACCTGGACGGCGTGATTACGCTGACACCGGTGCAGGATGCCACAATTTCTATCACCCCGGTACTAGACGGCAATCTTTCAATCAATTAGCGAGGGCTTTACCCATGGCAATTTCCACGGCGTTCTGTAGCAGCGCAAAACAAGAGCTGCTAGTGGGGACGCATAATTTCACGCTATCCACTGGCGACGCATTCAAGATTGCATTGTATGTTTCTGCGGCAACGCTGGGGGCATCCACCACCGCCTACAGCACAACCAACGAGGCCAGCGGTACAGGCTACACGGCGGGCGGTGCGGCGCTCACCAATGTGACACCGACATTGATTGGCACCACGGGGTTGACCGACTTTGCCGATGTTACCTGGGCAACGTCAACCATCACTGCCAACGGTTGTTTGATCTACAACTCGACGGATGCAAACAAGGCGATCTCCACCCATGCGTTTGGTGTGGATAAGTCGTCCAGTGGCGGTAATTTCACCATTCAATTCCCAACGGCTGATGCAACTAATGCCATTCTGAGGTTAGCGTAATGACGGACAAAAAAGGCGAAGAAAAGGTGGCATTCCCTAAAGAGCAATTTCGTGAACTGAAGGCCGAGCAGCGGCGTCTTGAATGCCGACGTGAGCACGTAACCACGGAACTGGAGGGGGCAGCGCGCAAGGTGGAAGGCTTGAATGAAAAACTGGCACAGGCTGAATCTATGTTGAAGGAAAAGAAAGCATCGCTCGGCACTGAGCTCAAGGCGCTGGAAGAAAGCCTGGACGAAATCGCTACCATGATTGAGGCGCTGTAGGCATGACGTTCGACGAATCCAACGCGGCCATCACCGAGCAACTGACTGGCCGAACCATTGAGCACGTTGTGCGGAATGGGCCGGTGTTGGAGTTTGTGTGCAGCGATGGGCATGTGGTGAAGCTGCAGGCCGATGTGAAGGGCAACATTCACTATCGTGGCACCGATGTGCGGATCATGTTGCCGGAAGTCAGCGCGATGAGTGTGGCGGGGTTGGTTAAGTGACAACGCTCACCCTCTACGTTGGCAACGATTGTGTGCTGGAACTGCAAACGAATGACGCGATCAATGGCACCGACCTGAGCGGTGCGGCCGTTACCTATGATTTGAAAGACGATGCGGCCACCACCGTGGACAGCGGCGCGATGACCTACATCGAATTGTCGGGCGGATATTACAAGTTCCGCGCAACCCTGGCCGACACGCTCAGCATCACCGCAGGCGACAGCTACACGGCCGTGATTGATTCCGATGGTGGTGCAGATAAGAAAGGCCATTGGGAGGCACCAGTCACCGCACAAACGCGGACCAGCTAATGCTGGATATTGATGTGTCGGCCGACTTCGGGCAGGTCGAGCGCATGTTTCGGCACATGCCTGGCGTGGTAGAGAAAGCAGCCACGCGATCATTGAATCGCACCAACGATCAAGTGGCAGTAGTAGCGCGGCGGATGATCGCAAAGGACATGGGCATTCCTGTCAAGGCTGTGCGTGCTGGCATGTTTAGAATCAAGGCAATGCGGCACAAACTGTCAGCCAGCACAGTGGCGCGGGGTCGGCCGTTAAACCTGATACGGTTCAAAGCGCGACAAACTAAAAAGGGTGTAAGTGCTAGCGCGTGGGGTAAGCGCAAAGTCTACAAAGGCACGTTCATCGGCAACCAAGGCCGCACAGTATTCAAGCGAACCGGTAAGAGCCGCACACCCATCAAGGCAGTGTGGGGGCCGTCGATACCAAAGACCATGCTGCAGGACTATGTGATCAAGGCAATGCAGGAGACAGCCCGCAACCGGTGGCAGGTAAACTTTGCCCGCGACCTACAGTTTTATATTGACCGGGTGCGCTTCTGAGTGGGCACGGGCCCTTCCTGGGGTCTGCCACCTACGGGTACGTAGCTCGCGGTTTTTGCACAGATTTTTGATGCTATAGGGGGTTCCGGTTCCGGGTTGTTATGGGTGATTTAGCGATTGAGTATCGGGCGATTCAATCGCTGAAAGAGTACAGCGAGAACAGCCGGACCCATAGCGAAGAACAGGTGGCTCAGGTTGCGGCCTCGATTCAGGAATTCGGTTTTACCAATCCGCTGCTGGTTGATGCGGATGGCGTGTTGATCGCTGGCCACGGCCGTTTGATGGCTGCGCGTCACCTGGGCATGGGTTCGGTGCCGGTGATTGAGCTTGGCCACCTGACCGAAGCGCAGCGCCGGGCTTATGTGATCGCTGACAACAAACTGGCAGAGAATAGTGGCTGGGATGAGGATGCTTTGGCGCGAGAAATAGCTGCGCTACAAGATGCGGATTACAATCTGGGTGTGCTGGGTTTCGATGATAAGGATTTGGCGGCCGTTCTAGTGGATGAGGTTGGCACGGGTTTGACCGATCAGGACGACGTACCAACTGCGCCCGATGAGCAATCGGTCGTTACCCGGCCTGGCGACCTTTGGGTGCTTGGCGGGCATCGGTTGCTGTGTGGCGATTCAACGTCTGCAGATGATGTTTCTGCAGTGCTGGATGGTGAGCAGGCCGACCTGGTATGGACAGATCCACCGTACAACGTTGACTATAAAGGCGGCAACGGCAAAACAATCAAGAACGATTCAATGTCTGACTCGGCGTTTTACCGGTTTCTGCTGGATGCGTTCACTGCAGCTTGTCTGAATACGCGCGAGGGGGGGGGGCATCTACATTGCTCACGCTGATAGTGAAGGTCGCAACTTCCGCGCTGCGATGGTGGATGCTGGGTTCATGATGAAACAATGCCTGGTGTGGGTAAAAAACAGCCTTGTGCTTGGTCGACAAGATTACCAGTGGAAGCATGAGCCGATTTTGTACGGCTGGAAGCCTGGAGCAGCACACAGTTGGTACGGCGAGTTTGATAAGACCACGGTGATTGATGATGAAGTCGACCCACAGTATATGTCGCAAGCTGATCTGGTTACTGCAGTCAAGATGTACCGCGAGCAAGTCGCGGATACAGTAATTCGTGAGGACAAACCAAAGCGCAACGCTGAGCATCCAACCATGAAGCCAGTCGCATTGGTTGTTCGAATGTTAAAAAACAGCAGCAAGCTGGGTGGCACTGTGCTGGATTTGTTTGGCGGTAGTGGAACCACGCTAATCGCTGCAGAGAAGACTCGCCGCCGCGCGCGATTGATAGAGCTTGATCCAGTTTACTGTGATGTGATCGTTCGGCGCTGGCAGGAATTTACTGGCGAAGAAGCCCGCTTGACCGATGGCCACTCTTTTGCAGAGTTGCAGGAGCTACGTTTAAGTAATGTCTGACCCAACCAGCCAAGCCGGTGATGTGATATCTCGCATTCTCGATATCACAAAGGACGAACTTAAGCAGTTATCTGCAGCCGGAGTTGTCATCAAAACAGGAGCGGACAAGTACAACTTGTTTGGTTCTGTCCGCGGCTACATTGAGCACCTCCGCGAGCAAAACAAAAAAGCACCGACGCAAGTGGAAATTGCATCGCATTTGGATATGAGCGAGCGAAATGCGCGCGATGTACTCACGGCGCTGCAGATTGATTGGCGCGAGAGCACCATAACAAAGATACGAATTGCCTACATCCGAGATTTGCGAGAGAAAGCCGCAGGCCGTGGTGGAGAAGATCAAGAAATATTAACGCGCGCGAGATTCCGCGACGCAAACGCAAGTGCGCAGCTCAAAGAGCTGCAATTTCACAAAGAGGTGGGCGACCTGGTACCGGTTTCGGAGATTGAGCCAATGCTTGAATCCTGGGCGGTGACGGCGCGCTCAGAAACGACGCATGCAGTTGAAAAGATTATTGCCGCCATTCAAAGCCAGCACGGCATCGAAGTCGAGCAGGATTTGATTGATGAACAACTTGGCGCTGCCTTCACCGCTATTGCGGACTACCCGCGCCAGCTTGCTGGCGATGCAGATGCGGGTGGCCAAGAAGTGGGAGCCACCGCGTAAAGTCGCCACGCTGGATTGGCTGGCCGACGAATACCGGCTACCGGACGAAGGTGCGGATCTGCCGGGCAAATACAACCCGGACTATGTACCCTATTTGTGGGGCATATTCGCCGCGATAGATGACCCGGCCACGCGCGTGGTGGCGATGATGAAGGCCGCGCAAATCGGCTGGACGTTTGGACTCATCGGCTACCTGGGCAAGCGTATCGACACGCAGCCTTCGCCGATGATTGTGCTGTTTCCCAAAGACGGCGCCGCGCGTGAGTTTTCCGATGAGAAATTCGCGCCCGCCGTAAAAGCCACACCGGCGCTCACGGGCAAAATCAACGTGAGCACCAGCCGCAAGGATGGCAATCGGGCGCTGTTCAAAAAATTCCCCGGCGGGTTTATCAAGCTGGTGGGTTCCAATTCAATCAGCAACGTGAAGTCTACGCCGGCGCCGCTGGCGATTGTCGAGGAACCCGACGACACCAACGACAGCGTGAAAGAGCAGGGTGACGCCATCCGGTTGATTAAGGAACGCCTGAAGCGCTACCGGGGCGGCAAGCTGATCCTCGGCGGCACGCCATCGGTCAAAGGCCTATCGCGGGTCGAGGAACAGGTCGAGCTTTCCGATCAGCGCGTATTGCCGATCACCTGCCACGAATGCGACGAAAAGCATGTGCTGGACTGGTCGAACGTGAGTTGGTTGAAAAGTGACGGCGGGCCAGCGCACCCGGTTTATGGCCACGACCAACCGGAAACCGCCACCTACGCCTGCCCGCATTGCGGTGGCCTTTGGGATGACTGGCAGCGACAGCAAAACATCATCGGCACCGTCAAACAGGCGGTGGCCAATGGCGACCCGCTGTGCGGCTGGGAACCCACTGTGGAAACCTCCGGCGGGGTGGTGGGTTTCAAGGAATTAAACGAGCTGTATGTTTGCATCCCCGGCACTACGCTGGCCGATGTTGCGCGTGATTATCTTGAGGCCGAGCATGACGCCGAGCGCGGCGACCAATCCGGGCGCATAGTGTTTCAAAACAGCAAGCTGGGCCGCCCCTACGAATACGAAAGCGACGCGCCGGAGATAGATGAACTCGCCGAGCGCGGTGAAGATTACGCCGAGCTCACCGTGCCGGAGGGTGGGCTGGTGCTCACCGCCGGGATCGACGTGCAGCACGACCGCCTGGCCGTGACGATATGGGCCTGGGGGCGCGACGAGGAAAGCTGGCTGGTGTACTGGGGCGAGCTGTACGCCAAAACCAGCACCACCGACAAAAACGACCCGGTGTGGGATGAGCTGGACAAGCTGTTATTCAGCCCGCGCAAACATGCGCGCGGTTTCCAATTGATACTCGCGGCCGGTTCCATCGACTCATCGGACGGCACCACGTCCGACGTGGTGTACGACTGGGCACGCAAACGCCAACGGCGCGGCATCATGGCGGTGAAGGGATCATCGGATAAAAGCCTGGACCGCGAGATATTCAGCCTGCCGAAAAAGGTGGACCACAAAAGCAAAACCAAGGCCAGCAAACGCGGCCTGCAAGTGTTCATGGTAGGCACCCACAAGGCAAAGGATTTGCTTATTGGTGATCGCGGCAGGCTGTCACTCACCGGCACCGGGCCTGGGCGCATGCACTGGTACAAAGACGTGCGCAGTGACTTCTTTGAACAGCTCACCGCCGAAGTCAAAGCTCCGCACCGTTCAATACGCAACAAGCGCGTATGGCAATGCAAAGCCGGCGTGCGTAATGAGGGCTTGGATTGCACCGTGTACGCACTACACGCCGCGCGGTCCATCAAGCTGCATGTGATGACGGCTGCCAAGTGGGATGCACTGGAAAAGAAACTGGCACAAGCGGATATGTTCAGCGAGCCGGAAGAAGCCGAACAACAACCCAACCACCCAACCGTACAACGCCAACAGCCGCGCCGACGTGGCGGCGGCTTTGTGGGTAACTGGAAAAAATAAAACGCAATGAGCAACCAATTCGACAGCGCAAACTACCCCGAAACCGAACCGGACCAGCTCACCGCCGGAGATCGGTGGGCATGGAAACGCACCGACCTGGGCGCAGATTATGACCCGGCAAGCTACGCGCTTACCTATTCATGCCGCCTGGAAGGCGCAAGCGGCACCGGCAGTGTTGAGATTACCGCAACGGCCAGCGAATCCGGCACGGATTACATCGTGGAAGTCGCCGCCGCCACCACGGCCGGATATACGGTCGGCGTTTATCACTGGCAGGCATACATTACCCGCACCAGTGATGGCGAACGGGTAACGGTTGACAGTGGCACGTTTGAAGTCAAGCCCGACAGGGCAAACGACACCAGCGACCCGCGCAGCATCATTAAACAAACACTGGACGCGCTGGAAGCGATGATGTTGAAAAAGGCCAGCAAGGACCAGATGAGCTATTCCATGCCCAACGGTGTGAGCATTGGCCGGCTGCCACCGGGTGAATTGATCACCTGGTTAAATCACTACCGATCCCTGTACCGGAATGAACTCCAGGCAGAAAAAATCGCCAACGGTGAATCGCTCGGCAACTCAATCAGGGTACGCTTCTAATGGGTGACAAAAAGCATGGCGAATAAAAAATTGCTTGCCAAGTTGGCAAACGCGGGCGTGATTCCACCGGGTGAAGCGGTGCGCATGGCCGACTATCAATCCATGCCAAGGGCCCGCCGCCGCAGCTTTGCCGGTGCGCAGGTTTCCAACCTCACGCACAGCATGACGAGCACACCGAAGCCCATTGATGTCGATATTCGCAACGGCCTGCGAAAGTTGCGGGCACGCGCACGGAATGAAGCACAAAACAACGACCATGTGCGGCGCTTTCTTGGATTAGTAAAAACTAACGTGGTCGGTCATCAGGGCATCGTGATGCAACCGCGCATCATCGATCCGGGCGGCAAAGTCGATGTGTTGGCGAATGAGGCTGTGCTGGATGCCTGGAAAGGCTGGGGTAAAAAAGGCACCTGCGATGTTACCGGAGCCTTTAGCTGGCGAATGGCGCAGCGCTTGTTTATAGAAACTCTCGCGCGTGATGGTGAGGCGCTGATCCGCCGGGTGCGTGGCTCAAACATAAACGAATACGGTTACGCCTTGCAGTTTTTGGACTCAGAGGCGCTTGACGTGGAATACAACCGCGACGGTGTGGGCGGGAAAAACACCATTCGCATGGGTGTTGAGCTGAATGAGTGGCGCCGGCCGGTGGCTTATCACATCTCGCAGTCATCCCAAACCAATGAGTCATACGTTTACATGGGGCGCCGATATACGCG